AAAAAAAATCACAAGCAAACTTAATAGAAGATTTAGCACCTGGTCCATTACGTGATCAGTATTTAAATGATTTCGATCCAACACAAGAAACTTACGAAGAGTATAAAAGAAGAAAATCTATTCCAATAGAAACTAGACCCTTGAATATGGCTAATGGAGGTCTTAGTAGATTAGAGTTAGCTGAAAAACTAGGCATCAAAGCTAAAACAATAGAAAAAGCAAAAGGAGATAAAACACGTCTATGGCAATCCATATTAAAATATATGGATGCAGAAAAAACAGGTCAAACAAGACCAGAATATTACACACCTAAAAAAGGAGTTAAAGTAAACGAGGCTGTTAAAGAAATAAAAAAATTTTCAGGAACAGCCGCACAATCTTTACCAAGAGAAAGTTATGGAAATGTTAAAACAAACATAGGTCAAGTAAAAGATCTTTTAAATAAATCAAAAGAACCTCTTGATATAAGACAAGTTAAAGAAATGTTACCTAATTTAAATCAAGAAACAATTAGAACTTCTTTAAATGTTTTAAAAAAAGACCCAAATTTTAAAAATAAAATAATTTCAATAGACCCAGCAACCACTGCGCCTTATAAAGTAAATCAAGACATAAAAAAATTATTAAGTGATAAAAGAATTATTAACGTATTAGATAGTGGAAAATTTCCTACAGATGCTCAAATTAAAAGTGTTTTAAAAACAGATCCAACAATTACTGAAAGACGAAGTGTAGATTTAGCTGCAACTTTAACAGGTAAAAGAGACATAGGTGATTTTAAAGTTCCCACTAAATATAAAAATCTTTCGAATCAATATTTAAAAGAGGTTGATAAAAAAAGTAGTTTATTTGGATCTAAAAAAACTAGAGCACGAACTATTTATGAAGACGAATTTACAAAAACGTTAAACCTACCAGAGAATATTAGAAAACTTAGAACTACCATACTTTCTAAAATTCAAAATTTTATACCTGAGTTAAAAGGTGCTCTAGCGGTGGATGAAATAGCTGGTCTTACTAGTAGCGTAAGAAACCTTTCAACTCCTTATGGTATATTTGGTCAAGTCTTAGGTAAAGATTTTAATACATCTGTAAAAGGTTTTGGTATAGACGGTTTAAAAGGTATATATGAAAAAAAATTAGCTGGGCTATCTCCAGATGATCCAGAACGATTAAGAATTCAAAAAAATTATAATCAAGCCGTTGATGAATTTGAAACTGCTGCAAACAAAAATAATCCTACTAAAAAAGTAAAAGGTTTTAAAATTGTTTTTGAACCACCTTCAAAAGCAATCGGTAACAAAAAAATATATAATCAATATAAAGATTTATTTGATGCTCATTACGATAAATATAAATTTTCTTTTAAAGTACCAGCAGATACAGATAGTCTTATAGATATATCAAATAAATTAGACACACCTGCTTTTCAAAAAACTGTTAAAAACAGATTAGCTAGATTAATAGGAAAAGGTGGCAAGGTTGGAGCTTTAGTTGGATTAGGAACTTTAGCAGGAACTGGATTTGCTTTAGCCGATGAGCCAGGAGTAGAAGGCGCAAAAGAAACTTCTTTGATGGATGAAGTTTTAGGTCCTAAAGGAGCTGCAGCAGGTGCAACTTTATTAACTAAACCAGGTAGAGCAATAGCAGGAAATTTATTAAGAACACTTGCTTACTTAGACACACCTTTGGTTGGAGCAGGTTTTACTGCATCTTCAATAAGTGATTTAAAAAAAGATATTGAAGAAGGAAAACAAACAGATGTATCTGCATTAGAACTTACAGGACCAGCTGCTTTTTCAAATTTAACTGCACGAGAATTAGGTTTGTATGGAAAGAAAACTGGAATTAAAAAAGCATTTGATACTTTGTTACGAGGTGGAATGTCTAGAGTTATGGCTCAAAGAATTTTACCTGTGTTAGCAAAAGGATCTACTTTTGCAACTCCATTAGTTGAATTAGGAATACAAACTTACAATGCTAAACAAAGATTAGAAGAAGCAAAAGAAAAATACGGAACAGATGATATGGTTCCAACTGCAATGGGTATGGCACCTAAACAATATGTTGAAGAGTTAGCATCAGAACTTCCTGACATAGATAGAACAGGCGCAATGGGCGGTGGTATTATGAGAGTTAATTTAAAAAATGGACCTGACGATCCTAGCAAAAGAAAATTTATGAAACTTGGATTAGGTATTGCATCTCTTTTACCTTTTGGAATTGGTAGACTTGCTAAAAAACCTGCTGTTCAAAAAGCAGTAGAAAATGCACCTGTAGTTGCTGAAAAAGGTTGGTCTTGGGTTAAAGATAATTTTTGGACAGTTGTTGATACCGTTAAAAAGAAAGCTAGTGGATTTGCTAAACTAAAAGATGGGGAAGTAAGAACGCATAAAGATATGGAAGTAATTGATGGCCCTGAAGCAATTAGAGTTAGATATAAAACAGATAATGGCAATACCGCTGAGACAGTTTATATCAAACCTTCTAAAGAAGTTAATCCAGAAACAGGAGAGATTATTGATGTACCTGGTCAATTCGAAGAATATCAAGATGTTTATAGAATGTCTAGTGATGGCAATGATTATTACAAAGATTTTGAAGAAGAAATAATAGATTCAGTAGATAATGTTAAAAAAATTATTAAAGAAGACTAAATTAACTACAACAGTACCACCTAAATCAGGTCCTCTACCACAAGGCTTGAATATTAGCTATAATACTGTTAAAACAATCCATTCGGAGAAAATAAATGGCAGAGATAGACAAATCGTTACCAAACACAAAACAAGAACTTAATATTCCAGCTCAAGATGAAATTATTGAAGCTCAAGCTGAAGAACAAAAAGAAGTTACTGAATCTGGTGAACCAATTGAGATTACTGAAAATGAAGATGGTTCTGTTGATGTTAACTATGATCCTTCCCTTGCTTCTGTTGAAGGAGCTGAAAACCATTCAGCCAATTTAGCTGAACATTTACCTGAAGAAGTTTTAGGAAGATTAGGAAGTTCACTTTATCAAAATTATCAAGATTATAAAAATTCAAGAAAAGATTGGGAAAGAACTTATAGAGAAGGTTTAGATCTTTTAGGATTTAAATATGACAATCGTACAGAACCTTTTCAAGGTGCAAGTGGTGCAACTCACCCAGTATTAGCTGAAGCCGTTACACAATTTCAATCACTAGCTTACAAAGAATTATTACCAGCAGATGGTCCAGTTAGAACTCAAATTTTAGGTTTACCAACTCCAGAAAAAGAACAACAATCTCAAAGAGTAAAAGATTTTATGAATTATCAAATCATGGATCAGATGAAAGACTATGAACCAGATTTTGACCAAATGTTATTTTATTTACCTTTAGCAGGTTCATCATTTAAAAAAGTTTACTATGATGAAGTTGAACAACAAGCTGTTTCTAAGTTTGTTCCTGCAGATGATTTGATTGTTCCGTACACGGCTACCTCATTAGACGATGCGGAAGCAATCATGCATCGAATTCAAGTTTCTGAAAATGATTTAAGAAAAAAACAAGTTGCTGGTTTTTATAGAGACATAGAGTTAAAACCAGGAGTATCAAATGAATCTGAAGTAGAACAAAAAGAACGAGAACTAGAAGGTCAAACAAAAGGACAAGAAGAAGACGTTTTTACTATTTTAGAATGTCACGTTAATTTAGATTTAGAAGGTTTTGAAGATGTGGGGCCCGATGGTGAGCCAACAGGAATCAAATTGCCTTACGTTGTAACTTTAGAAGAAAATTCTAGAGAAGTTTTATCTATTAGAAGAAACTACGAACCTAACAATCCAAAAAGAACTAAGATTCAATACTTTGTACATTTCAAATTTTTACCAGGTTTAGGTTTTTACGGTTTTGGATTAATTCATATGATTGGTGGATTATCTAGAACAGCTACAACTGCATTAAGACAATTACTTGATGCTGGAACTTTATCTAACTTACCTGCTGGATTTAAACAACGAGGTATAAGAATTCGAGACGACGCACAGTCTATTCAACCTGGCGAATTTAGAGATGTCGACGCACCAGGTGGAAATATACGTGACGCATTTATGATGCTTCCTTTCAAAGAGCCGTCTCAAACACTCTTAGCACTAATGGGCGTCGTGGTACAAGCTGGTCAGCGTTTCGCATCTATAGCTGACCTTCAAGTAGGTGAGGGTAATCAACAAGCCGCAGTGGGCACGACAGTTGCGTTGCTTGAAAGAGGATCAAGAACAATGTCTGCGATTCACAAAAGAATCTATGCAGCATTAAAACAAGAATTTAAATTACTCGCTAGAGTATTTAAATTATATCTACCGCCAGAATATCCATATGATGTTGTTGGTGGCCAAAGACTCATCAAACAATCTGACTTTGATGACAGAGTAGATATATTGCCAGTTGCAGATCCAAATATTTTCTCACAAACACAGCGTATTTCATTAGCGCAATCGGAACTGCAATTGGCAGCTTCTAATCCTGCTATTCATAATCAATATGAAGTTTATAGAAATATGTATGAAGCGTTAGGTGTAAAAGATATTGATAAGATTTTAATTCGACCACAACCCCCAATGCCAAAGGACCCAGCATTAGAACACATTGACTCTCTTGCTGGGAAACCGTTCCAAGCGTTCCCTGGTCAAGATCATAGAGCACATATTACAGCTCACTTAAATTTTATGGCAACTAACATGGCCAGAAATGCACCTGTTGTTATGGCTGCATTAGAAAAAAATTGTTTTGAACACATTTCTTTAATGGCTCAAGAACAAGTTGAAGTAGAGTTTAGAAATGAAATGCAACAAGTTGCTATGATTCAACAAAATCCACAAGCAATGCAAGATCCTAACATTCAAATGCAAGTAAAAATGTTATCTGAAAGAATTGAAGCAAGAAAAGCACAACTAATTGCTGATATGATGGAAGAATTTATGATGGAAGAAAAGAAAATCACATCACAATTTGATAATGACCCAATTGCAAAATTAAGATCAAGAGAATTAGACCTTCAAGCACAAGAAAATTCTAGAAAACGTCAAGAAGGAGAGGAAAGAATTAACTTAGATCGTATGAGAGCGATGATGAATCAAAAAACTCAAGACGAAAAGTTAATGCAGAACGAAGATTTGGCTAAATTAAGAGCACAAACGTCTCTTGATAAGACAATTTTGGCTGCAAAATTAAAACAGGAGAAATAAAATGGCAAAAAAGATGACAAAGAGTCAAAAAAAGGTTAAAAAAGTAATGAAGGAATACAAATCTGGCAAACTTCATAGTGGTAAGTCAGGTAAAATTGTAAAAAACCCTAAACAGGCTATTGCAATTGCTCTTTCAGAAGCTGGTAAAAGCAAAA